CTTATTTTGGTGGTCAGAGGACACCTTTGAGTGGTGGTAATGGCAAGATCACGAGGGCAGATGTAATTCATGATAATTTATTTATTGAATGTAAGTTGAGAAAGAAGCATACTGTAATAACATTATGGGATGACACAAATGTTATGGCAAAGAAAGAGGGTAAGACCCCTGTTGTAGCTTTGTGTGAAAAGGGGAGGGCAGGGTTTTGGATAATGGTGCATAGTGATGATCTAGATAAGATTAAAAAGCATGAAGATAAAAGCATAATTGATTATCAATGGCAACTTACTCCGACATGGAGATGATAGAATGGATAGCAAGTATAACAGCAATTATATCGGTATGGTTGTATGGGAATAAATGGCAATATGCTGGGTACTTTGGATTGGTTAGTCAATTTTTTTGGTGGTGGTTTTCATTTATATATGATTTAGCATCAATGTATGTCTTGTGTGGATTTATGACGGCTACCCATATTAGAAATATAATGAAGATGAAACAATGATAGAATATATTTTAATAATGGTTTTTTATATTACTCCAGCTCATTCTTCTACAGAAGTATATGAACTTCAATTAAATACAGATGCAGAAACTTGTTATCGGTTAGATATGTTACTACAACTAAATTATGAACAACAAAAACATTTTAGAATAACAAGTCAATGTATAGAAAGGCATAGAGTCATTGCAAATAAATAAATGGATAATTGGACTTATTGTATTAGAAATAATTTTGCATTTATGTGAAATAGCATTTGATGTAATGCAGCATGTACATTTCTATGGTTTTGATTTTTAATGAATGATTTAGCCAGAGCATTAGAAATAGCCAAAGAATTAGAATTTCGCAAAAAGACGAATCAGATGGCACAGTATAAGCCATATGAGTATCAAAAAAAATTTCATAATAGTAAAGCTACCCAACGATTATTGATGGCAGGTAACAGGGTCGGTAAATCATTTAGTGGTGCTATGGAAATGGCATATCATTGTACAGGGTTATACCCAGAGTGGTGGGAGGGTAGAAAGTTTGATAGACCTGTAAGATGTTGGGTAGGGGGTGTATCTAATGAAACAACCAGAGATGTATGTCAAAAAGAATTAGTAGGGCAACCAGATGATCCTAGTGCAAAAGGTACAGGCAGTATACCTTTAAAGCATATTGGAGAAACAGTAAGAAAACCCGGAGTTCCTAATGCAATGAATAGTGTAGTTATAAGACATAAGAGTGGAGGATATTCTCGTATAGGTTTTAAGGCATATGAGATGGGTAAAGAAAAATGGATGGGTGAGTCATTAGATGTTATTTGGTTAGATGAAGAACCACCACAAGGTATATATTCACAAGCATTAACTCGTACTGCTGATAAAGGAGGTATTGTTTATATGACATTTACACCAGAGCAAGGTATGACCGAAACAGTAGCACAGTTTGTAAACAATTTAAAAAAAGGTCAAGACCTTATACAAGCAACTTGGGATGATGCACCTCACATGACTAAAGAAGTGCGAGAACAAATTTTAGCAGCATTACCACCTCATGAACGAAAGATGAGAGAAAAAGGAATACCACAATTAGGTTCTGGATTGGTATTCCCAATAAACGAAGAAGATATATTATGTGAGCCATTTGATATACCAGATTATTATCCTAAACTGTGTGGTATAGATTTTGGTTGGGATCATCCAACAGCTTGTGCATGGATAGCATGGGATAGAGATAGTGATATTGTGTATATGTATGATGGGTATAGTATGCGACAAGAAACTGTACCTGTTCATGCATCAGCAATAAAAGCAAGAGGTAAGTGGATTCCTGTTATATATCCTATGGATGGCAGACAAGCAGACAAAGGTAGTGGGAAAAGTCTTGCTATGCAATATAGAGATGAAGGTGTTAATTTATTAAGAGAGCATTTTACGAATCCACCACAAAATGGAATGAAAGAAGGTACAGGTGGCATAAGTGTTGAAGCAGGAGTAATGGAGATGTTAACAAGATTTCAAACAAAGAGGTTGAAAATATTTTCTAATCAAAGTAAGATGTTAGAAGAAATTAGGTTGTATCACAGGAAGAATGGTAAGATTATTCCTATGAATGATGACATAATATCTGCATTGCGATATGCAGTAATGTCATTGCGAAAGGCAAGAACAAGGAATACCGAACCTATGCAGATACAATCTGATTCTAGTTTTAACTTATTTACAAGGAGTATATAATGCCAATGGGAAAAGGAACTTACGGATCAAAAGTCGGTAGACCACCTAAAAAGAAAAAAATGATGAAAAAAAAGAAAAAGAAATGAACAAAGCGACAGTACGAAAAGTAATTTCTGGTTTAAAAAAAGCATCTAAATCTCATGCAGCACAAGCTGCTACATTAGAAAAAATGTTGAAAGGAAAAAAATAATGGTAAAAAAATTATCCCCTAAACAAAAAAAAATAGCAAGAAAAGCAGCACCAAAAGGTAAAATTACAGGTGCAGATTTTAAAAAAATTAAAAGAACTAAAAAGGGATTATTAAGAAGATCATGAAAGGTATGCACAAAACTAAATCTGGTAAAATGGCTAAAAAAGGTCTTTACTATAATATTAACAAAAGAAAGAAAGCTGGAACTTCTAGAACTAAAAAGAAATCAACAATTAGTTCTAAAGCATATGCAAATATGAAAAAAGGTTTTCCAAAAAAGAAAGGGTAAGTTATGGGTGGATTTTTTTCAAGACCAAGCCGTCCAGCACCTCCCCCACCACCTCCTCCTCCTCCTCCTCAAGAAGATCCAAAAGTAAGGGATGCTAGAGAAAGAAGATTAAGAGGTAAGGTAAGAGGTATGGGATATGGTCAAGGAAGCACTCTTGGAGGTGGCGAAGATGCTGCAACTGCAAGAACTATTCTTGGTCAATGATTATTGCTAAAACTGATAAATCATTAGCAAAAGAAGTTTTAGGGTTTGTAGCACCACGAGCAAATATTCAAGGGGTACATTCTGATTTTACCCATATAGGTTACTATGATGGTGATAAAATAGTAGGAGGTACTATATTTTCTCACTATGATGGTTTTAATATATGGATGCATTTAGCACTTGATAATCCTAGAGCTATGAGAAGGAGTTATGCAAAACAAGTATTTGAGTATTGCTTTTATACTTGTAAATGTGTTAGAGTAACTGCAATGACAAAACCGAGTAATACTAGATGTAGAAAATTAATTGAATCAGCAGGATTTAAACAAGAAGGTATTATTAGGAAAGTTATTAAAGATGGTATGAAATTTCACAATGCTGTGTTATATGGATTATTAAGAAATGAATGTAAATATTTATAGGAGAGTCTAATGGGTGGAGGAATGAAATCACCAAGTATGCCACAACCACAACCAATGCCAGAAATTGATGATAAGGTTGCAGAGTCTGAAGCAAAGTTAGAAGCTGAAAGACAAAGAATGATAGCACTCGGTAAACAAGGTTCTTATGGTACATTATTAACATCTGGTGAAGGTGTAAAAGAACCAGCACAAACAGCACAAACATTATTAGGTGGAGCAAAACCTCCAAATAGAATGTTATAATGGCAAATTTTGATTACATAAAAAAAAGACTTGCACAATTAGAAAGTCATAGAGGAACATGGGAAGAACATTGGCAAGACATTCTTGATTATGTAATGCCACGAAAAGCAGAAGTAGTATCTAAAAGAGAAAAAGGTGAAAAAAGAACAGAAGTATTATTTGATTCTACTGCCATAACTGCAAACAATTTATTAGCTGCAAGTTTACATGGCACATTAACATCACCATCATTACAATGGTTTCATTTAAAATTAAGAAGTGCTGAATTAAATCAAAATAGAGATGTACAATTATGGTTAGAAAATTCTGCAAAAAGAATGTATGACCTATTTAACGAATCTAATTTTAACACAGAAGTACATGAGTTATATCTTGATTTATGTTCTATAGGTACAGGTGCATTATTTGTAGAAGAAAGTAAAAAAGGTTTTGCCGAAGGTGGTATTCATTTTAATACATTACACATTAAAGAGTTTTATATTAAAGAAAACAATGATGGTAGAATAGATACAGTATATCGTAAATATCATTTAACAGCACGACAAGCTATACAAGAGTTTGGTGAAAAGAATGTTGGAGAAAAACTTGTAGAAGCAGCTAAAGAAAAACCAGATAAAGAATTTACATTTATTCATGCAGTAGAGCCAACTGAAGATTATGAAAGAGCAATGGGTAAGGTTAAAACTAAATTACCTTTTTATTCTTGTCATGTATGTATAGAAGATAAGATGACAGTTAGAGAAGGTGGTTATAGTGAGTTTCCATACCTTGTACCTAGATGGGCAAAAGCAACAGGTGAAATATATGGTAGATCACCAAGTTATAATGCATTACCAGATATTAAAACATTAAACAAAGCTGTAGAAATAGGATTAAAAGCATGGGCAAAAGCCATTGACCCACCATTACTTGTAACAGATGATGGTGTTATTGGTAGAGTAAGAATGACACCTGCAGGTATAACTGTTGTAAGAAATGAAGGTAGTGTAAGACCATTACCTATTGGTAGTAATTGGCAAATAACAGATATGAAAGAAAACCAATTACGAACTGCAATACGACAAGCATATTATTCTGACCAACTACAATTACAACAAGGTCCTCAAATGACAGCTACAGAAGTACAAGTTAGATATGAATTAATGCAAAGATTATTAGGACCAACATTAGGCAGATTCCAAAGTGAGTTTTTAAATCCATTAATTGAAAGAGTATTTGGTATTATGTTAAGAGCAGAAGCATTAATACCTGCACCAGAAGTAATACAAGGACAAACAGTAGATGTAGAATATGTTGGACCATTAGCACGATCACAAAGAATGGAAGAATCTATTGCTATTGATAGATTGTATGCATTAGCAATGCAGGTTGGGCAAATTGATCCTAGTATTATGGATAATATAAACCATGACCTTGCAATTAGAACGAGAGCAAATTTACTTGGTGTTCCTAAAACTGTATTAAGAGGTGCAGAAGAAGTTGCAGAAATGAGAGAAATGAGAGCACAACAACAGCAACAAGCACAAGAAATGGCTATGCAACAACAACAAGCACAAACAGCATTAACACAAAACCAAGCTATTAAAGAATTAGGTACACCAGAAGCACAACAAGGTGCAGAACAAGTAGAAGAATCAGCAAGAGCTATTGGTCTAGTTGAATGATGGGTAATATTCAAAAACAAAAAAATTTACCTAATATAACTTCTTCTTTTGTAGAAGTATCAGATAAAGAATATGATTATTTAAAACAAAACAGATTTCCTATACCACAAGTAGCAAAACAAAAAAGAGAATATAATAAAAATTTAAAAAGAGTTATTGGTGAAACTATTTTAGGAAGATTAATAAGAAGAATGTCTTAAATGGAATTAAAAGAATTACAAAAAATGTACAGAATTACTTTTTCTTCTAAAGAAGGGGAAGAAGTATTAGCAGATTTAAAGTCTGCTTATTACCATAGGAGTTCGTTTGATACTTGTCCTTATGAAACAGCATATAAGGAAGGTCAACGAGCTGTTATAATACGAATAATCAATCTATTAAAGGAGCAAAAAAATGATTGAAGAAACGACCACAACAGAAGGCAACCCTGTAGAACAACCTGTAGAAGATAATACAGTTTTAGGGTCTACTGTAAGTGATAATCAAGATTGGAGATCAAACTTACCAGAAGATTTAAAAAACGATCCTACATTATCTAATTTTAAAGATGTAGAATCATTAGCTAAAACAGTAGTGCATCAACAAAAAGTATTAGGTAATCGTATTCCTATACCAAAAACTGATGAAGAAAGAATGGAAGTCTATAATAAATTAGGTAGACCAGAAGCTGCTGATAAATATGAAGTAAATGTACCAGAAGATTATTCTGCATTTTTTACTCAAGACCAGATTAGTCAGTTTAAAAATGTAGCTCATCAAATGGGTTTAAACCAACAACAAGTAGAAGGTCTTGTTAATTATCAAATGGAATCTATAAAGAAACAAGGAGATATGTATGCATCACAAGTAGATGTACAAAGACAAGAATCTGAAGCTATGCTTAAAAAAGAATGGGGTTATGATTATGATGCCCAAGTTCGTAATGCTAGGAGAGCAATAGATGTTTATGGTGATAATGAAATAAAAGAACTAATGAACACAGAAGCAGGTAATCATCCTGCTGTTGTTCGTTTGTTTGCTAGATTAGGTAAAGATATTACTGAAGATATGGCACAAAACACACAAAATAACACTTTAGCATCATCACCATTAGATGCAAAACAAGAGATACAGGACACTTTTAATAATCCAGAACATCCTTATCACAACCCTAGACATAAGGATCATCAACCTGCTGTAGAAAAAATGCGACAGTTACATGAAAAAGTGTATGGTAATTCTTAAAAAAGTATGATATTATTGTTTTGTATGTATTGCCCTTATGGATAACAGTACATAAAGTCTAACGACTATAAACGAGGTTTCCCTTTATAGGACAAAAACTGCATAAATAATAATATTAATTTTTAATAAGGAGAACTATAATGAGTGTTCAAATTACTACAGCTTTTGTAGAACAATATAAAAGCAATGTATTCCATTTGGCACAACAGAAAGGTTCAAGATTAAGAGATGCAGTTAGAACAGAAACTGTAACAGGTAAATCTCACTTTTTTGAAAGAATTGGTGATACTGCTGCTCTTAAGAGAACATCAAGACATAGTGATACCCCTAGAGTTGACACCCCTCACTCAAGAAGGAAAGTTACTATGGATGATTATGATTGGGCTGATCTGATTGACCAAGAGGACAAAGTTAGAATGTTAATCTCCCCACAATCTGAGTATGCAATGAGTGGTGCTTGGGCAATGGGTAGAGCAATGGATGATGCAATTATTTCTGCTGCTAGTGGAAATGCTTTCGGTGGTGTATCTGGTGGTACAACTGTAGCATTACCTTCTGGACAGAAAATTGTTCATGCTTCTGCTGGATTAACTCTAGCAAAATTAATTAGTGCTAAAGAAGTTTTAGATGCTGCTGATACTGATCCAGACGAGCCAAGATATATGGTTGTGTCTGCAAAACAGTTAAGCGACCTTTTAGGTAGCACAACTATTACTTCAGCAGATTTTAATTCTGTTAAAGCACTAGTACAAGGTGAGTTAGATACCTTTTTGGGATTTAACTTTATCAGAAGTGAACGACTAAGCACAGATAGTGATGGTAATCGATCTGTACTTGGTTTTTGTCAATCTGCAATAGGTCTTGCACTTGGCAGAGATATTGAAACAAGAATCTCTGAAAGAGCTGACAAGAACTATGCAACACAAGTATTTTTATCAATGACAATCGGAGCTACAAGAGTAGAGGACGAAAAAGTTGTAGAAATTGCTTGTACAGAGTCATAGGAGGTAAATCATGGCAACAGCTAAATCTGTAGAGATTA